CGGTGAGATTGTTTTTTATCCGGTTGTAATCGGTATAATTAAAGTAATCGCCGGTATAATTCCCGGACGAATCATAACTGCTTTCCCAGTCCACTTTTGGCTGCATCCACGCCATTGACCGCCCTCCTTGCCTTTACTTTTCCGGATAGCTTTCCGGAATTAAAATCCAGACTGTTTTCTTCCAGGAATACCTGCAGTCTGTCTGTTTTTCTGCCCTGTAAAAAAATAATGTCTCCCGCATCTGGGCGAAGATCCCCACGATAGGAAACATCGTATTCTACATTGTTGTTAAGGTAGTTCCCGATCCACTCCGCAAGCAGGGCAGCATGAGATTCTGTACTCACAAGAGGATTCTTCCAGTTCTTGGTTTCGCCTGTAGAGTTAAGCTGCAAGCTGTATCCGCTTTGTGTTTGTAAATACTCCTTGCCGGTAATAATAAGCTGCACTGTACCGGATACCCCTGTCAGATCCACCCGGACGGCCTGAGCTGCTGTCTTAACAATCCTCCCATGGCTCACGGAAAAACCATATCCCGGATTACTCAGATAACAGTCTACAATCTGACCGCCACTCACAGAATCTTTGTATAGCTCCTTTGCGGCTTCGCCTGTTTCTGCATATTTCGTGGTTGCAATCACAAGATTTTTGTATTTCGTCAGCCGTTCACCAACCGGAGTATTGGTCATGGTCTTGTAGGTGATGGAAAAGTCCGTCACGTCTCCGAACGTCACCTGACGCACAATCACACCATTTCCAGGCTTGCCGGAAAGGAACCGGAACTCCATCTTATCAAATACCGGAAACTCATGCTTTATGACTGTGCTTTTTGTGATGGCAGTATGTGTATAAACCTCCTGCTGCACTCCGGCCAGATAGGTGATTAACTGCATTCTGGTAGGCAGCTTCCCGTCAAAATCAATCGTCAGCCCATAATACTGAAACGCTGCTTCCAGGGCTATTGAAAAGCTGGGTGGACTTGCAAAAGCTCCGGAGCTATCTGCCACCGCTGCACTCACAAATCCGGTATTGATATAATTGCTGCCTCGCGGAAGGAACCTCATTCCCCCATCAACCTTAAAAAAATCCGGCCAGAATACGCCGTAACTGTACTGTGCTTCCTGCCTTACAATCGCTTGTGGATTCGCCCATTTTGCCGCATTGCTTGACGTCACCACCATTTTTTCAGGAGATACAACGGTCGTAAATCCTGCTTTCAGATGGATGGTTCCATCCCGGCTCACTGTGATAATGGCTCGCCCTGCGTTTGCAATCATCTGTAAACATTCCGCGTGTGTGGCTATCGGCAGCGGATTGCTGACAGCCACATTTTTTAAATATGCATCAATAACATATTGCCTTTCATCCAACCCTGCATCTGTCAGAACTTCCACGGCCAGATCATACAGATTTGTGGCCTGCAATTTTCCCCAGTAAAAAGTATTGTTAAGGCTTGCAAGGATATCTTTCGCAGAAAAACTCATCTCATCATCACTGGCTTTCCAGCTATCGAGAAGAAGGGCGGTTCCTGCGAACTGCTCAATCTCGCCGCTCGGCAGGGTCTTTCCATAGGTCACTGTCACATTTTGACCGATTTCCAAAAAGTTCAGGGTACTATCCTCGTTTTCCACATCAAAACGCCGGTTCTCATTTTTCACCCGGAGCGAAAAATCTATCGTTGGAAGTTCTCCAGAAACCCATGACAGATATTCTTTTTTTGTTCCGGATTTGATTTGATGGTTGGAAAAACTGATTCCCACCCCCATGCTCATTTTTAAAATCCGCAGCCTCGCTTCGGACTTTAGCATCTGCATAGGGAAAATCTTGATATAATTCGTGTCCTCAAAAACCTCTGTTGTTGTAAAATGTCCGGATGCGTTTCCGTTTATGGTCACGGTCCGGGTATTTGTAATAATCTGAAACTGTGTCGGGTAGGATTCGCCAAAATCAATTGTCAGGCCCTTAATGTCATACGGGCCGTTCCGGAAGCGGGTGATTACTTCTCCCAGCGGCTCCTCTGTCACAATCCCCTGATTAAAATAGGGGCCATTCTTCGGCAGAAACAGCATAGTTCCGTCTACCCGGAAAAAATCCGGCTCCAGAGTTGCGTAGGTATATTCCCGGTCGTAGTTATCATAGGGTTTTTCAAGGTTTGCCATTTTGGAAAATATTCCTTCTGCGTAGGCTTCAGACTGCGCCACCTGATTGATAACTCCAATCGTGACCCACATATAAAACTGGTCACGGCACTGCATATCCATGGACTGTTTATAGGCTTCACTTGCTGTCTGCATTAATTAATCACCCCGCAGTCGATAATATTGACCTTGCACAGCTTGTATTTTATGGGCCTCTGGTCTGCAGTATTGATTCCTCCGGTCGCGCTCCGGTTGCCCGGATACATCTGGAGAGTAATCCAGTCATTTTTGACCATATCCCAGATTTTGGCAGTCACAACAAAGGAATCAAATTCCTGGCACATCTGCGCCCAGGTTTCCGCATCCAGATAGGACCATTGCAGGTTATTGACCTTGTACTGGTCTCGTCCAACCTTATCTCCAATAAATTCCCCCTGTGCATTTTTGCCCTCTGTCACATTCGTTGCAACTACCAGCTCCCACACATTATCTGGGGCGGGAAACTCCCGCCCATTAATGGTTATAAAAGCCATTTCCCGCCCTCCTGTCAGTCAAATACAACGCCAGAACGGCGCTCTAAATCTTTCAGTTTTCTTCTCATTTCTCTGATGTCGATGTTGACCACCAGATCCATATTTTCAATGAGTTCGATGATTCGGCGCAGCAAGTCAATAATAATCGGCAGGTACTGGTCATCATTTTTGGACACCAGACCGCCAGCCCTTGCCATCATTGCCTGCAGCTGCTCCTCCTGCGTGTAGGTCGGGGCTACACTTCCCACCGTTGCCAGCGGCGGTGCTGTGGATGCAGCCGTTACAGCAGAAATAATTGGAGTCATGGCAGAGCGTACAGCTCTTGCAATACCCTCGGTAATCTGCATATTATTTGCAACAGCAGCGCGGCCACCCCACTGACCTACCAGTTCAGGGCCACTTTCACGGGCAACAAACAGCTGTCCCCGCCGCGGGAATCCTCCAGATGCGTGCCCTCTGACACTTCCGGCGGTAACGGTTCCCTTGGATGTAACGCCCTCGTCATCTTCCTCTTCTTCCTTTTCCTCCTCTTTTGCTCTGCGGAAGAGGTTTTTTGCTCCATCGACAATGTTATCCCAGGCATTGCTGATAAAATTACTGATTCCATTCAGCCAGCTTAAGACGTTGTCCCAGACGTTTTTCATACCGTCCCACAGCTTTGTCATGATGCCTTTTCCGACTTCCAGCATCTCATCCAGTCGGAATATTTCCTTAATGGCTGTCCAGATTCCGGAAAACCAATTTTTGATAGCTGTCCACTTTTCTTCAATGGTTTTGCGAACGGAATCCCATATCTCAGATAGTTTGTCGCGGATAGCCGTAAATGTAGTTGTGGCCAGCTCCTTGATGCCATTCCAGAGGGTAGAGCAAAAGGTCTTGATACCCGTCCATATAGCGTTCCAGGTATTCTGAATGCCTGTTAGAATGACTTTAATTCCATTTGCAATCGCCGTGAGGACACCAATAATAATCAGCTTGATGCCTTCCCAAACCAATGCCAGGAACTCTTTAATGCCGTTCCATATCTGCTCTGTGGTGTCACAGATGCTTTGCCAGCCCGAAGAGATATGATCAACGATATTGCCGATAAAATTCGCACCGGCTTCCTTGATCCACGACCATCCGGATGACCAGTTTTGAGCCAGCCAGGTCATTTTTTCAACAATCCAGCTGATACCATTAATCAGTCCGGTAATGGCCTCCAGAATCACCGTCAGAGCCGCAGAAATCGCTATAACAATCGTAGAGCCTACAATACTGGCGATGGATAAAGCACCGCTTATTACGTTCTCAAACAGGCTCTTTAAGCCGCTGGCTTCGTAAAATTCATACAGGGTTTTTCCCAGATTTACCAGCGCTTCGCCAAGAGGTTTCAGGCCGTCATTCCAGATCATGCTCCAGGCATTCTTAACCGCTCCGGCAATCAGCTCCCAGCACGATTTCACAACATTCCTGAAATTCTCAGAGGTGTTCCACAAGTCAATGATTCCAGCCGCAATCAGAGCGACAACCGCAGCCACGCCAAGAGCCGGAAGGGATATTCCGGAGAATGCGCCAAGGATACCGGTCTTAATGGCCGTAAAGACTCCTGTAACCGTAGCCGCAATGGTTCCCCAGTTAGCTGCAATAAAATAGGCTGCAATTCCAGAAACAAGACCGCCCATAATGGCGAGAATCTCTGCTTTATTGTCGGTTAAAAATTTTTTCAGCCGCCCAATCGCATCTTTAATCCGCTCTGCCGCTGCATCCACCGCAGATGTGTCAATGTTTGGAACAGCCAAATCTCCTGATGGGATTCCAGGAACGCCGCCCCCACCTGCTCCGGCTGCTCCACCAGAACCGCCGCTGTCTGGGGCAGATACGATGTTTAATTCATCAATTCCCGTTGCTCCCAGATTCTTTTTTGCCTTTTCACTGGCTCCTGCCAGCTTCTGCGCGTTTCCGGCTGCCACACCGGATGCGCTGGCTGCTGAATCCATGGCGTCAGACATTTCTTCTGCGCCACCACCAGCCTTGCCGAATAGCGCCTCTGTAAATGCCCGGAAGACATTTGCGAGGGTTATCAGTTTACCGATGATGGTATTGATTACCTTAATCACCGGGGTCAGTGCGTTGATTAATCCCTGGCCGATAGTAGCTTTGAGGGATTCAAATTGCAGCTGGAGGATCCTTACCTGATTCGCCCAGCTGCCGGACGTCCTCGCAAAATCTCCAGATGCAGCACTCAGCTTGTCCTGTACAAACTGATACCGCAGCGCAACCTTTTCCGCCTCAGACATGGCCTGCGTGGTCTTCCCGAAACCATTCGCTAGTGCGTAAGAATCCAGCGCGCTCTGGGTCATTACCACACCCAGGTCTTTGAGCGTTTCCGTTTCTCCGGTAAACACGGACTTTAATTTCGTGTAGGCTTCATCCTGAGAAATATTGTAAAACGATGCCAAATCTCCGGCCAACCCAGTCAGGGTAGTTGCCATATCATAGGCTGCCTTCTCGCCAAAACCGAAGGATTTCGCCATTGCCCCGAAGGTTCCGGAAAACCGTTTCGCCATGGTCTCAGATAGGCCGAAGGATGCCGCGGATTTTTGAGCAAATGCATTGATATGTTTCTGCATCCGTGGGAAGGTTACATCGACTACGTTCTGGACTTCCTGTAGGTCACTCCCCAGTTTTACACAGGACTTTCCAAAGTCGGCCAGTTTTTTGACAGAAAATGCCGCAGCCAGAGCAAGGCCGACTTTTTTCGCAGTGCTCTGCAGCCCCGCCATCTGCTTATCAAATGTCCCCTGATTAACAACAAGGTCTAAGCCAATCTGTCCAACGCTCTCCGCTGCCATAAATATCACCTGCCTTTTTTAAGTAAGACAGGCACATCGGCACAGCGTCTTAGATTTTCAATTCAAATTCTTTCCTGCAATCTTTATTTTTGCATTTAAAAAAGACACCCTTACAGCAGGCATCCTTTCCCCTCAGGGCATTTACCGGATGGCCGCAATAAGGGCATCTGACCTTTTCCCGTTCAGTTTTTATTTTTTCAATTTCCCCATCCCTCCTATCCGCACAACTGAGCCATCATGCGTTCCAGATATGCCATCTGCTTGTCAAACGTCTCAGGAGTAATGCTCTGTGCTTTTCGCTCCCTCCAGGCATCGTATATCCGCTTTTGGTCGGCGGTAAAGTGTTTAATAACGTCCTTGTCCTGTTCGGACCGGATGGCTACCACACGCCCCAGCGGCGTATCAGGAGATATTCCGGCCAGAAGTGACCGGAACTCATCCCATGTAACTGATTCAAATTCTTTTGTTCGGATCCTCAACCCGTACTGCGTCAGAAAACTGGAAACAATCAAATCCCAGTCGTCAAATAGGTCGTAGTACGGGTCACTGCTCTCCCGTAGCAGTTTCCTCCTCGGTAATCAGTGTAACCGCCTCTTCAACGATAACGATCAGGTCGTTAAAAGATGGATTTAATGCTTCCAGTTTCTTTTTTGATTTCTCCGGGAAGATGAGGTCATAAATTGCTACAATATCATCGGCATTTGTGTCCTCAGATGTAAAAATTCCCATAACCTTTAAGACGGTAGGGGCATCTGCATTGACTTCGATGTCTTTGCCCTTGATAACGAGACACGGATTCCCGTCAAAGGATAACTTGTTTGTAATATCTCTTCTTTTTGCCATGCTGTTTCATTCCTCCTTCAGGCATCAGATCCAGGCGTAAACTTCGGCTTGCCCTTGCACTTGACCTCAAACTCCAGGTTATCCGTAGCGGTACTGTCTCCGCCACCAGGAGAGGTTACGTTAATAATACCGGTAAACTCCACTTTTGCTCCGGAGGGCATTTCCCAACAAAATGGAGCAACTACATCATTACCAGACTTCCAGGCAAGGCCAGCAATAAAGTCATTTCCGGGATCTCCATAAGTGCGTTTGCCCTGGAAGCTAAAGGACAGCTTTTTGCTGGTCATCATAGCATCTCCCCAGCCCTCAGCCTCCATCGGGTTCCACTCATCTACGCCGCCCTCAATGCTTGGCGCAAAATTAGTCAGGTTGGCAATCGTGGTCTCAGCAGTCCCGCCGCCAGCAATTCCAACCTTAAATTTGTTGTTAAAAACAGGATAAACAGTCGGTGCACCTGCCATTTTTAAAGTCTCCTTTCATAATCAATTAAGAGCCAGATGACATATTCGTAAACCCCGTACTTGTCCTGCCCGATGTCTTTCGGCTCAGGCATTTCAAGATGTAGCCTGTTGATACGGGTTTCTCCAATGATCAGGCTCTTGTTTTCTGTTTCATGTAGCAATTTTTCATACAACTCAAAAGCTGCCGCCTCTGACTCCGGTTTTGACCGGTTCCAATGCAGCAGAATTGAGATTTTGCGGGTGGCATAAGTGGTACAGGCAAGACCGCCAAGGGCAATATGAGGAGCACCAGAAGACGGTCTTCCATATACGCCAATCACTTGCTGCTTACTGTCGTCCAGCTTGCCAATATAGACATTTCCTGTGCCACTCACTCCCAGGCTCTCCACCCAGGAGCGGATATCGGTGAGGGCCAGCATCACAAACCACCCGCCTTTTTATAAAATCTCTTAAACGCATCCTTTGCGAAATCCTGACTGATGCCACCCGGAAGCCACGGTTCAAACCACTCGCCGCCTGCAAACGGGTTTTCATCTGTCTGGAAATTGTATTCCGGATGGTAATATAACCGTCTGACATAGGGCGTGCTGGATACAATCCGCACAATTCCATCCGCTGAATCGGAATAGTCCACAAACGTAGCGTCCTCTTCTAGGTGTCCGGTGTCAAACGGCATCACCTGGGCCTGCACAACCTCTGTATGCAGTGCTTCTCCGGTCTGCTCCAGGGCGGTAATAGCAGCCTGCGTCAGCTGCCGGATACGTGGAAAATTGAGGGTTACTGATGATTTCACCTGCATCAGACCACCTCCAGTCCGCAAAAATTAACCGTTCCATCAGGGTTCCGGGCTTTTATTCCCTGAATGATTCTCCGGGTCTGCCCGAAGATGGTGACAGTGCCGCCGCTTAAGGTCGGCCAATCCGGAGCAATATCGCCAGGGAACAAAGCAGTGCCGGAAACCTGTATCAGCTTCTTTTCTGCCGTCAGTATGGTTTTCGCCGTGTCCTGATAGTTACATTTTAAATTCAGCGTCAGTGTCCGATCCGGCTCTCCCAGATTATTAATTTCCTCGGATTCCAAATGAACGCAGATATCGGTCTTGCACAGCCTTTTGGGCACTAAACATGGATATTTCATAGCCTCACCTCGCTAACTGGCAACACAGCCCTGTTTGACACAGCAGGGCATATACATCCCGTTTCATAGCAACTCCGGAGGACGCAAAAACATTCCAGGAACTGCCAAACTGCGCCGATACACCGTTGATGCTGTACCCTTGCAAGATTGTGTTGATTTCATCTGCGTTCTCGCACTCGAAATCTGCCTGCAGGCACACAACTTCGCGGATAATATCCTGCTGGAAGGCTGTAAGCTCAGAAAAACCCTGACCTACAATCCTGTTATAGGTCAGGGAATCAATGTGACGGGACGCCTGCCGGAGGGCAAGCATCAACTCATCCTCCGGAATTAAACTCCCGCCGTATTCATTCAGGTAAAAACTCGGTGTTGCGTATGGCTCATATGCCATATTAATCACCTGCCTTCTCTTTTACCGCCTTTTCCTTGGACTTCTCAGAAGCCTCTTTTTTTACAGCCGCCAACTCTTTTTTCAGCTTCTCGTTTTCCTCCAGAGCCTTTTCGTAGAGTTCTGCGGACACATTTTTCCCACGACCACGGGCGATCATCTTTCCGTTGTCATCAAAAATGTCGTAGCCTGCTTCCTGATAAGCTGCTTTTGCATCTGAATTGATGGTATACTCTTTGTTTTCTTTAATTGCTTTCATATTTAGGCCTCCACGTTCATCGCGCATGCAGTAGCTTTCTTTTCCAGAAGGAACAAATCACCGTAACATCTATTCTGGTACAGATATCCGTCTGCAGTTCTGGAATCGGTGCCCGGAGTAAACAGTTTGATGTAGCTGTACTTGTCACGGCAAACCACGCAGGACGGATGAATTAAAATAAAATTAATCTGCTTTGCGCTTCCACCTGGCTTACAGCCCTCGGTAAAATCGTAAATAGTTTTCATTCGCGCTGCTGGAACCATCTTAATATTTACGTTGTCCAGGCTGTGCACAGTTCTATTGATAGCATTCGGGGTATTAACGATAATCGCCCGCTGGATCCCCTCTGCTTCCTTCACAATTTTGTTCATGCCTGGGGTAACATACAGGATTCTACCTTCCTCCGGAACTCCATCCTCATCCATGTTTGCCATCATTTCGTCAAACAGCCCCAGGAAATTAGATGCATCCACAACGGTCTTGTCGATGGCACCGGAATTATAGTTTGTCAGTTCAGTATGCAGCTTGGAAAATCTGTAGCTGTCCTTTTCCGGGATAGCCTGCTCAGTCTCAAAAGTGTTCTGGATGTTAGCCACAGAGAGGGTAAGGTTGGTCTCGTCAATATCCATCGGGTCAATCCAAATCTCAATATCTCTGTCATGGGTCAGCTTTTTAGCCTCCCAGTCGTTGGTCAGGGTTCCTGCATTGAATCCCGGAGTGCGCGTATGATCCTTATAACCAGATACGGTCATCCGCGGCAGCTTGATGGTCTGTGCATTGATGAACTTAACCTGCGGGTTACTTTTGGTCAGCGCATCGGAACACAGTTCCTTTGCGTATTTCTGCTGCAATAAATTTGTAAATGTTTCTGCGTAATTGTAAACTGCCATTTAATTTTTCCTTTCTTTTAAAGTCCGAACGCAGCTTTTAGAGCATCATTATCTGCCGATGCTGCGCCCTGTGATGGGTTTCCTCCAACCCCAACCTGCACGAATCCGGATGCGCCAGCCGCCTGCGGTTTCAATGCCGGAATATCTTCCAGCACCTTGTTCAGTGCATTCTTAATCGCATCATCGTTCAGTTTTCCATCTTCTCCCACAGCAGCACTCAAATCTGCCATTTTGAGAACGTAAGGAATGGTGTTTGCACTAATTCCAAGTGATACAGCCGCCATGGTAGCAGCTGCCTGAATCTGTGCATCCTGCGCCGCTTTCTGGGCTGCCTGCGCCTGCTGTTGCAGCGCTCCAACATCCGGCTGACTGGCTGCTTTCTGCTGCTTGAATGTAGCAATCGCCTGCTCTGCCTCTTCCTGGGACAGTCCTTGCTGTTTGAAGTAGGCTTTTAAGGCCGTGTCCTCTTTTGCCGCAAGGGTTCCATCTAACATTTTCTGGATTTTGTCATAGTCAACTGTAGCTGACGTTGTCTGCTGTGCTGTGGTTGGCTCTGTGGTAGTGGTTGTAGTTGTGGTTGGTTCTGCCATATTTACTTGCTCCTTCCGTTTTTGAGAGTGTCACTCTTGTTTCATCCGTTGTTATCAGTGTCGCTGACCGCGCACCTTTTATTGCCTTATCGCGTTTGGGCATAAAAATAACACCCGGTTTCCCGCGTGCCTATGACTAAATCTATGACTATCTATGACTAATTTTCATTAAACTACTTCTTTCCAAATTTCCGGGCCAACTCCAAACGCCCCCGGCTCCCAGACGTTATTATCCACCATGGATTCCCACTTCTTGCCGCTGTGGGTACACTTGGAACCTGTCTGCCATTTTACAGGCGGAATACCGTTGTACGGCTCCCACGCCGGATATTCTTCCTGCGGCTCCGGTTCTGGTTCCGGAACGACTGTACCGCCGCTCTCTACCGTTTCTTTGATTTTCTGCACCGTCGCACTCAGGGCGGTAACGGTCTCTTTCAGTACACTCTGCTGCTTTGCCAGTTCATTAATCTGGGTCTGCAGCGGCGCGTTGGACTGCTCTGGATCTGCATTTGCCTGCGCCAGTGCAACCAGTTCCTTTCTCTGCTCCTCGGTGATGTCGTTCTGCACCCAGAGGGTATCAATTTTCTTTAACATATCATCGAGGGCGTATCTCTTTGATGTGATTACATTTCTTACAATCTCGTACATTTAAACCTCCAAAACTGCGGCGCTGATAGCCGCGATTTTACTGTCTACATAGGATTTTGTATCTACGGTGTAGGTCAGTTCCATGTTGCATCCGCCTGTGTTGGTGACTTCGGTGGTGCCTGCGTACATCGTTAGGGCGTTGAGCTGTGCTTGCTCAGATGGGGAGAGGGGGATGGATTCGGGGGTCGAAGCCTTGTAATACACCTCTGCCCCTGCACTCAGCTCTCCTGTAGTGGAAAAATATTCTGTTGTAATGCTTTCTGTGTTATAGGACAAAATATGCTTGCTCTGATACACCCAGCACCACACTCCATCCACCTTTTCCAGCTTGTCCCACTTGGTCATGGGCTTCGGCGGTATCAGGGTGATAGACTGCTGCTCTGTGCCACCCTTAATCGTGACAGTCACCGGCTGGTCAGTTATCTCGATGGGCTGTTCCCAGTCAGGGGAGGGGGAGGGGAAGCCGCCGGAGTAAGGTTCCCATGGTTTTTCCTTATTCTTGGATTCGCATAACATTACCTTGTGAGTTTCATTAATCACAGTTCCAATCGGCGGAGTTGATCTTCTATAAAAGAATCTTGCAGTTACAACTTCGGCAGTTTTATCTATGGTCACTTCGTTTATGTCGTACTCGTGACTACCATCCGTATGCTTTACACTAAACGTTAAATACAGCTTTGAGTCATCTGATGTAAGAGATAAAGTTTTTCCAATAAACCCATCTTTATTTAACGCAACATCAAGAACCGGTCTGTTTGAAGTTCCGTCGTCAGTAATCGTGCCCTTAAAACTTACCATACAATTATTAAGTTCTGTCGTTAGGCCTTTGACCGTTTGTTTCGCTGATAAATCATTATGTAACAACTGTGCACCTGTCGTCCGCACCTGCTCCGTCTTGCCCCACATGGCAAACCGCACAACTGGTACCCTCGAACTGTCAGTTACCTTTATACCCCCCCCCAGAAATTTTCTGACTAATTAGGGCTGACTGGATATTCACCAGCTTGGCATTTAATCGCGATTCCATGTTCCGGATATAGGTTCCGGTATCTGCCACATAGCTCGCTTCCATGTGTGCTCCGGCATCGTTTGTGATAACGGTGGTCGGGTAGTTGGTGTGGAGGGCTTCGTAGGCAGCGATTTCCTCGGGGGTAAGGTCGCGCTTGATGGGGGTAGCAAGGACTCCACAAACTTCAAAATCCGTTCCTATTTTCGCAAACATGGCATTCATTTCTTCAAGCGTTTTCGTAGGATCTTTGTAATAAAGCCCATTAGCTGATAAAGCAAAAGTACCATCCACCCCATTCCCCCATTCGCTCCATTGTGCTATGGAAGAAAGAGCTTGTTTAGCACCATTCATCCATTTAGTTCCAAATAGTGAATTATCAAACATGGCGCATCTGCCGTTTTCATCCCTATTACTAAAAACAATCGTCTTGTTCGGCTTTGTTTTTAAAACCCTCTGTACATACTTCTTTTTTGTCAAGTCAATCTCATCGCAAACCCACTGCTGACCGTTTTGGTCAGTGTAGTTGCCGTCTTTGCTGACTGGCACACCGGGGAGGCCGTTAGGGGTTTGGAGGGTGAGGGATTGAGGAATGCGTGGTGGCTCGTAGGTGGTTGCTTCAGAACCGATTTCAAGTTGCAATAGCTCGGATTCTGTGCATTCATGGATAGTTGTTTTTCCGTCCGTCCATTTTCCTGCTATCCAACACACAAGTACTCCATTTCCCTTTGATGTATAGACTGACTTATAAGGAGAAGCTGAACTTGGAACAACAAAACCAATGGCATTTTCTTTATTTTTTGCATCCTCAAGCGTTTTGTACTCTGATATGGCAACAACGGCATTCTCATTAGGATTAGTAACACTAAATGCGTAGTGTTTTTCTGGTGCACACGGGATTACATATCCAATACCAGATGTTTCCGATTTTGGTGCATATGGTAATGATACTTCATTTTCATTTTTTATAAAACCAGCCCCCATTGAGTAATCAATATAGTACAGCCTACCTGTTAACAGGTTCTTCCCTGTCACCTTAACTTCAATACTCCCGTCCTCCCCAGCACTCACTATCGGTATCGGTGCTTCTGGTGTCGGTGTCCCATCCTGCGTACTCTTCCCAAACACCCTCAGCCCCCGGAACGGACGGCCTTCTGTGGCATCATTGGCGGTAATGACGGAGCCAGAAGCCGTGCTATGGATTGCCGGTGCCAAATCGGTCATCCCTTCCACCAGACCGGCTATATCAGTCTTATTCTGGCTGATCTGCTCCCTATCCGCTATAATCCCAGCAGCCGCATCCTCAACCCTCTTGGTCTGCGTATCGCCCTCCGTGGTGACTGCCTCCACTGCTGTAGTCTTGGCCTCAGTAACCTCACTGACTGCCTGTGTGCCTGCCTGCTGTACCGCTGTGGTCTGTCTCTGCCCCTCTGTCTGCACTGCCGATACTGCGGTATTTTGTGCCTGTCCAATGGCTGTAAGGGCGCCCTGGGCAGCTGTTCTAAACTCTGTTACCGTCTGCTCTACAGCCTCTCTGTTTGCCTGTACATCCGCTTGCATCCTGGATATATCGCTCTTCATCTGAGTAACAGACTGCTTGCTTTCCGCTACCTCCCGCCGGTCTGCTTCCGTCTCCTCAGCATACTGTCTGGCTGCGTCTTCCGCAGTCTCAGCGGCTGTCTGGGCCTCCCTTGCGGCAGTCTCTGACTGTTTGGCCGTCTCAGCTGATAAAGCCGCATTACTGGCCGCTTCCTGAGTTTGAGCCAGTAAATCTCTGGCTGTCTCTGTTCCCTGTGCCACCAAATCCGCATTAATTTCCACCTGTTCGGCCAGAACCTGTGTGTCTGTCAGATACTTTCCAGCCAGGGAAGCAGACTCTCTAGCTTCCCCCGCGGCAGCGGTTGCTTCCTTTCCGGCGTCCTCTGCACGTTTGGCAGCATTATTAACCGCCTGAATGGCTTCCTCGAAGAGTTCTTCACCTTCTGGCGTATTAAACGCCTCCGGCCTTGGCCTGGACTTAACCCCAAGAGTAATCCTCCTGGTAGTCTCTCCGCTGACAGGGGTAGCAAGGTACACAAACACGTATATCTGGTAATCCTGGCTTGCCCCATCCGCTTCCAGGAGGCTGTCCGGAATGGTTACATCCGTCACGCCGTCCTTTGTAATGCCAATCCTGGTTACAGCCTCGCCGCCGGTCTCCTGTAGCGCAAAGTGGATTTCTGCCGCAGTCGGGAGGCTCAACCCCTGAATACGCAGCACCTGGCCATAATCGTACTGCCAGAGACCGTAGGCTTTTTTGCAAAGTTCATTTTTATCAAAGTTTATAATTAACATTGCGGTTCCTCCCTAATTTGGGGTACAAAAATACCACCGGCCATTACTGACTGGTGGTATCGTGTTCTTTTACAATTTTTCTCAGCTTCTCTTTCCATTCTTCATAATTGTAATTTGCCCCTATGCGAAATGATATATCTTCAAGCTGCCCCGTAATCGAATATACTTTACGACGCAATTCCTGTAGTTCCTCATCATCTTTCATCATGTCAACAAATTCTTTCTTAAGCATAAATCATCTCCCTATAATCTTTAGAAATGCTTTGTGTATATCTGAAAACTCAGCTTTTATGAAATTAACAGTATCATCATCCCCCTGATACAACGCAGAGAAAATATCGGCAAACACCTCCAGTTCTGTGTATCCCGGAACGCCAATATATTGTGAATCATGAGAAGCTCCACCAACAATTGAGTTGTCTGTAATACATCCCATTATGTCGCTGATAAGGCTATTATACTCCAGCTCTCCACCCGGTTCAAACATTTTTCTATATTGTTCTGCGTTTTCCATTAGATATTTTTCTGCTTCGATGATTGCATTTGAAAATTCTGCATTCATAGGACTACCAAACTCATTCTGATCAATTCTGTGCGCCAGCTCATGGAGCATAACTTCTTTGTAATCATAATATGGATACTGAGGGTGTGTTGTATTGATTCTAATGGTATCCGTATCAGGGTCATATGCAAAAGCATGTTCAGAGGTTTCATCAATGACAACAAACTCGTCACTAGCATATTTATCTACCAACTCAACCATCCTGATTGGCGTATCATCCCGATGTTGTTTTATTTCATCTGATACTGCATATTTATTTCTTGCTTTTTCACCCCATATTGCTGCTTTATTTTTATATCGCCTTCGATTCTCTGTATCCAACGAATACTCAGCCAGCCTTCCAAATCTCTCAGCCTGTCTCCTGGCATATTGCTGTCTTTGCTCTTTGTTGTAATTCAGGCCTATGGATTCTAGTTCTTTCTTTGTCCAAGTATCATCTGCTGTCGAGATGCCAGGAAAATATGTAGTATGACTGTCTTTACAACGTGGATGGTATAAGCCACAATTAATCGCATAACTCATTAGCGGATATTTCTTTCCCGTTTCTGAATCTATTCCGTCAGCTCGTCCTCCACTCCATACATCATCCACCAACACCTTTCCGACAAATGGCAAGCACTTCGGGCAAGGATTCCCACGTTTTGCCATAATTACAGTGGTTATCCCCCATTCCTGCCGCTTCTCACCCTCGCCGTACAAATACGCTCGCTTGCTGGCGGTACGAATTGCCATGCTGGCGTAATCCACAAGAGTATGACGGGATCCGTTTGCATATTCCACACAGCCAAGGCCGCGGGAAAGCATATCCCTTGTGGCCATATCAACCGCCTTTTCGTAGGTTCCAGCTCCGGTATTCGCATAAACCTGTGCATTAAAAATCGCCTTGCGGTAATCGTCCTCAGCTTTTCTCAAGATAGCTTTCTCAGCCTCTTGCATATCATGGACAGTAGCCTCAATCAGTGCAGCCAGTTTTCGGTCATTCAGCCGGAAGAACTCTGCGGTCATGGATTTTGGGCGAGGAGAACCATTTTTGCCGTGGACTTTCCAGCCTTTTTTGATGGCTTGCAGGATTTTAATTTCCTGTTCCATATTACCCTCTTGCCTCGCTCTCTGAATCAGAACTGCAATCTGCTTGTTAATGCTCTTAAACTGCTTTTTATACCACTTCTGGTTCTCTCGCTTGTACTTTTCCAGGGCTTTTAGCTGCTCCGCCTGCCACATAGACCATTTATAGCCCTCTTTTGTTTCCTCTGCACGGTGATGATCCATATTCCGAATCATGGAAGCTATTAATTCATTTTCGATGGCCCGAAAGGCATCTGCAATATCATATTCATTCATTCTTACACTTCGCTTTCAAATTCTCTGCAATTATTGCACAGCGTTTCTGGTGCTTGCATCGAATATCGTGAACCGATTTCGGTGTTCCAGAAAGTTCCGTATAATTAAAAGACTCTACTTCTACTTCAAAATCAGCGCAGTAAGCGCAAAAATCCTGTAATAGTAGCGTGAATCCTGGTATATCCATAGTAATTACCTCCCATTTGCATAAACCTTAAATCCCCGTGATTTAAACTGTCTGGTCAGGTTCTTAAGCTGGGTTATACTTTTACACCGGTCACAGCGCAGCTCTGCATAGCCATCCTTTGTCACCGCATAAATTCCAAAAGGTACCTGCTCGCTGGCTACTTTTAGCAGCCCCTCGAACTCATTCCGGCCCATCCGGTACATTCGGTTCGCTACCTTTACTTGCATTTTTCTCTCCTCCCAAATTAATTGCAAAGTCGCCGGCGGCCTGATTGATTGCAGGCTCTTCCAGCTGAGCAATGCCCTGCTCGGCTTTCAACCTTGCAATCTCCTCTTTCTTCCACTCTTCGTCTTTGGTATCCTCCATACAACTCCTCTACCTGTGCCTCTACGGACATAATAGCGAAACCAGGGCGCGCCTTGGAAAGAGTCTCAACCTGACTCTCAAATGACGGGTTTGCGTACTCTCCGAACGGAGCATCTAATTTCACTTCCTGTACTGGTTTTTTTAGCAGGATATTATACGCATTGACCGCTACAGATACCAATTCCGGAATCATTTCCTGAAGGGCATCTACAATCGCATTTCGCGTATATAGGGTAGTCTTTTCCTTTTCTCTCTGCGCTTCTGCGTTATCCAGCTTCTTCACATCGATTCCCAGCGTGGAAGGGCTCACAACTCCCTGCAAACACAAGTCGAGCGCTGTTATATAGGTCGCTAAGTAACTGTCATGAGGAATCCCCGGCTGCTGCACATCAATCTTGTTTTGCGCGCCCTCTCCCATATCCTGGTCAGTCTGAATATAGCGGTTGTCAAAATGATTCGGCTTTAAAACCGATCCTGTGTTCGGGTCTCGCGGCAAATAGCATTCTGGGATGTATTCTTTTGCCCTTCCAGCTCTCAGAGCATCCATCCACTGGCTCCATGCCTCATCAAACGCATCAAATCCGTCCAATTTCCCATCAAAAATGCTGCCTCCGCGATGCTCGTATTTTGCGGATTCGTAGACTTTTAATGGGACAGCCAGCATAATTGTTTTATCGAATATAGTATCAGTCAGCCCTGTGGTCGCTGGGATAGAATCCAGTGAAATTTCCTGCTCACCCCGATACAGCACGTTCCGGATATAACCATAACCATAATGCTCGTGCAGAACGTACTGCTGATATCCATCTTTGTACAGGGTTTTAAAAATAACTTCCTGGACATGATCCCTGCGCGTCACAATCTCAATTCTGTCTCCTGGATACCACTCCAGAATAGGGTATGGGCTCACCTCTGTATCAATGGAAATCTTGAACGCGCCATCCCCAACGGTCAATACGTCTTTTAATGCCCGTTTGATTTTTTTCGAAAAATTATTGTTTTTTGGGTCTGCTATCTCCTCCCAAATCTGTCTCTGCTGCTCGTCTACAAATTCAAAATCATTCATATCAGTCAGCACAATTTCGGAAAGAGTGCGAACTATCAGCGCCGGAAGACCGGTATGAATCTTTCTCATTTCCATTCCGGGCGTACATTTACTTGCCCAGAATTTGTATTTATCTGCAAATTCCGGATTCTGCTGATACATTTGTTCCAGTTCATTTCCGTCACCACGATACCAAATGCGATTTCTAATAGCGTGGAGTTCAAAATCCATTACCTCCTGAATCTGGATGCTGTATGGATCTGCCGGAGTGACATTTAGCCAGCTCCGCACTGTTTTTTTAATATTTTCATTCAATGTCGTAAGCCACCTCACTTCTCTTCCTCCTCAAATCCAATAATATTACGATACGGTATCCAGCCATATTGGCTGCTGTTTATCGTGTGATCGTTCCGGTCCTCTGGGATGTCCTTATCTTCTTCCCAGCTATACCGTTCCATTTCAGCCAGATGCTCCGTGCATTCATCGACCACTAAGTAGCATCCCTGCTCGATCCAGCCAAGCATTAGCTTAATGCGGTCAAGTATCTCAACTTTTTTGTAAGCATCCAAAAAATTGTATAAACAACCGTGCAGTCGTTTGTATTTCCTCAATTCCGTTATGGTTGCCTGGTCTGCATTATCCACAAATACATCCTTTGCAAATCCCCACTCTTTTCGGTTTTTCTCCAGAAATTCTACAAACTTAACCGCCGTATCGGACGGAGCCAGCGGACAGGAAAGGTCTGCATTGCTATATACTTTTTCCGATAACACCAGAAGTTTCCGGTCTGTAGTTATCGCCTGGAATATCATAGCAATTGTGTCGGGGGATTTTGCAGAATAAGACGTATCCAGTCCAGCACTGAACCTTTTTATTTTTATGCTGCCGTTTTTTATCTGTTCATGCACCCATTTCGCAGATACGACATGTTTCTTTCGGTCAAAATTCGGGAAAATAAGCCCAGTTGCTTTTCCTCTTAAGCCCAGGATTTTATTTTTATAAATCTTCGTACCCTTCGGGGTGTTGGCGATAATCTTATCCAGCTTTTCTTTCGGAAGTCCCAAATTATGGCAAAAAGAGAAGAACCAATGCACCCATCCGGGCTTCGGTTCTTCTTTTAGTTCGTCTTTGATTTCCTGCGGCGTCTCTTTCTCCCACTCCGGCAGAGGACGAGAGCAATTAATATACTCTTTGTAAACCGGCAGGTTCGGGTCGTCCGGATTTAATGTCGCCATCAGATAATCACACCGCATGGCAGCCTCTCGGACAAAATCAATATCCGCCGTGTTAATCTCATCGATGTACAAGCAGCCATACTGGCCGCCTAACGCTTTCTGCCATTTCTTTTTATCTCCATAGCCCATCACATAGATTATTTTGTCTCCGGAAGAGGTGTGAAGCAGGATATGCGGAATTTTATCATCCTTAGTACCGTTGCCGTTATACTCAGTCAACGCACCAAAATCGTCTATGATTCCCAAATCTTTGTTGATGATGTTCTTCTCAGCTGTTCCAGTATCCTTAGCGGCAATAATATGCAGCTTCTTCGGACTTTCAGCTACCTTCAGTATAAATTTAAAGAGACCAACGGTTGTTTTTCCGGCTGCTGTAGTCCCTTCCAGGAATTCCACTGGAGCGTCACACCGAAGAAAGGCTTTATACTTATCTGACAGCAACAAACGCTCAGAACTCATCCGCTGCCACCTCGCATCTGTTCTATCAGATCATCCAGCTTTGTTTTTTCTGTCTCTAAGCTGCCGGATAATTTCAACCTATCCTCGAACATTCCCAGATGTTTTCCTAGAAGCTCCAGCGCTTTTAGCTTATCCGCCATTTTAATCTCCCTTTCCAAACCATCCTCCCCAAAGGTCTTTACCTTTACGGACTGTATGGCCGCTGTATCCTCAGGAGCCGCATCTGGCTTCAACGTCGCTGTATCGGCATCTATCACGTCACTGGCGTTCACGAAAGCAATCTTTGCCAGTTCTGTAACCACTCTGTCCGCATTAACACCAGTACGTTTTGAACGTTCAGCCATGGCTTTACTGATTGCGTCTGAAACTCTAGTTTTCCCTAGTAACTCACTTCCAATCTTGTCTGCATTGTTTGGGCTATATCCTGCCCGTATGGCTGCCTGAGTAGCATTTAAATCAATCAAATACTCATCTACAAATAATTTTTGTTTTGCCGTTAACGCCATTCAAGCTCACCTCCTGTCTTGCGTAAAGAAAAGAGATAGCCGAAGCTATCCCTAATGATAAACTTATTCCTTTTTTACAGTTTCTGCTATATCCATAACTGACTTAGATAATGCTTCTACGAAGTTTACGTTAATGTATATCCACCCCTTTTCGTAAATATATCTCCAATATTCAAATGCATCTCCTATATCTTCTAATGATTCTTCAAACGAAATGTCCGTTCCACCCATATCCTTTATCACAGGACACTCATTACATATTTTTTCCTTGATATCATCCTTAAGTTGCTGATAAAGCTTATAGAAATTATGCCCATAAGCTTGTTTCTGTTCATTAGTCGCAGCGATTATTGCTTTAAAAAATAATTCTGTTGAAAATAGCAAATTTACAATATATGAATCAATGAGGTTCCCTTCTTTCTCTCCACACTGCATTTTTTCATATCGTATCTTTTGTGCAGTCTCATAAAACTGCTTGCCTAAATAAAAAATAGCACTTGAATCCACAGCAGTTATATTTTTTCTGTCTTTTTTGTGTAATTTTCCTATTATACTCATAGTATTTCCTCCCCTTCATATTTTCTTACATCATACCCCAAAATCTGCCAAAAGAAAAGTCCCTACCACTCCGGTAAGGACTTTTCTTAAAGGGGTAAATGTAAAATGTACTGCAATCCACTGGCCCTTACGGGCCAGACCATGAAAATATAGGAGGGAATGTCAAAGGCCTTTCGCCTTTGGTTTCTAGCATATACTATAGCACTTTGAAAACGGAAAAACAGGAAAAAACGGAAAAACTTTATGCTACTTTCATAAAAGCTTCAAATTCCTTTCTAATTCCGTCCGCTGTCGCTTTTCGGCCCATTCTCGCAGCTACTTGCCCCCAAGTCAGCTCATCAAATATCTTGTACCGGATTATCCGCTGCATCCTTGGCGAAACTGTAAGCATCCAGGCTTCCACTTCTAGTTTAATCCTCATGGCGTTATCAATCCGCTGTTGCAATATTTTTTCCTGTTCTTCCACGCTTCTGGGGTCTTTCAAAACACTATGAGCAATACCCTCCGAATGGAAGTTTTTAACCGTGTAAGGAAACTCATGGGAAGAGCCTTTTACAATTACATGTTCCATCTGCTTCTGTCGCATTCGCAATTTTTGCAAATCTGTTTCTGCTTCCTCCGCCAAAGCACATGCATCTATATACTGCTCTAATATTTTCTTATCCACTGGTCTCACCTCCTACTGTCTGCTGTTAATCCGATACCTCGTATTTTACCCCATATTTTTTGTACGCTTCTTCTGCTACAGCCCTTATATCTGTCATCTCATCTCCGCATATCCGGTTGACTTCTTCCACGACAGCCTCGGAAAACTGCAGCAGTCTGGAACGGCGGTCATTTTCATCTGTTATCGGTTTCCACTTAAATTTCTCACAAAGGACTTTTGCCGGTACTGACATTAAAAGCGCCAGTACCTTAAGCATCCTTTCATTGTCTGTTTCACCGGATAATACCCGTTCCCGTTCTTCCCATTCAGCATCAATCTTCTTTTCAATCTCCCTTGCAATACTGGTCTTAAGTTCCTCACGTTTGGCCAGAATGGCTTCCTGCTTGATAATCTCCAATTGACTCCTGGTTAGGGTATATACAGGCTCCTTTTGGGCCTGTTTCTCCAGCCGTCTCCGCTCTGCCCTATTCATTACCACCGTCTCCCCTTATCATCTACTACCGTAATCTTTCCCAGCACTCTCACGTGGCAGATGATACACATCAGCTTCACAGCCATTCGAAAGTGTACGACATTCTCCGGCGGCCTGTCTGCCCTTTTAATCGCCTTTCCCGCTGTCGGGTCTGGGTAACCTTCACTGTTCTTCATTGGTTTCCTCCTCTACACCGAAATCTTTCAACGTCATCTGTGACTTAAAATCTTCCAGCCTCTTTCTGGATTTCTGATACATCCCCATGTCTTTTTCAAAGCCCACATAACGTACCCCTACCTCCTCGAAGGCAATCAGGCTACTGGCGCTCCCGACATGTGTATCAAGCACATTCCACCCTGGCTGTATGTATTTCTGGGTCAGCCAGCGGTAAAGATTAACTGGTTTCTGGGTTGGATGGATACGCTTTTCATTGAGTTTTTTATTTCCCTGTGCAATCCATCCCTCATTTACGCTCTTTCCCTGCATCATCCCGCACCACATATACCGAAAAATTTTGACCGAATCATGCAGACTACAGGAAGCGATTTCGCAGTTGGAAAAGCAACTGGTATCATTACATTTATCCCAGACAATCCTCCCCGGCGGGAAGCGCCAGTCAAAATAATTACAGCCAAATACAATCTGATGCTTTGACACTCGTTCCAGTTCCAGGAAATATTCCTCGCCTGGAACCTCCCATGCCTGTAATGGTTCATAGATGCGCTGCACTCCTATCGGGCTCACCCTTTGCCCGAAGAACCCTCTCCGTTCTGGACCTGAAAAATAGGGCGGATCCACAATCGCAATGTCAAAAAAATTATCTGGAAATTCTCGCATTCCGTCCATGCAGTCCATGTTGTAATATCCGTAATCCATTATTAATCCTCCTGATGCGGTTCTGGTAGCGGCATCCAGGCATTAACAAACAAATTCTGCGATAAGCAGGTATCGCCCTCATCGTTATCGCCTAAATAAAACGCTCCCCCGCCATCAGCATCCGCCTTGTATCTCCCAATCAGCGGAATGTCGAAGTTCTCAAACGACAGAAGAATATAATTGTCGTCCTTCGGCAGCCGATCCTCTACCGGGAGCCATCTCCGGTTCTCTTTTAGCTGTTCTACCTTGTTTGGGGTTAATCCAGTATCTTCATCGGCTCTTTGGTTCCATGCTTTTATTGCTGTTTCTTTCAAGACATAAGTACATGTACTAGCTCCACATTTCTCGCAATATACAAAGACATCAAAAATCGTTCGGTTAAAGCCACGATTAATTTTAACAACTGCTTCTCCACCGCAGAACGGACATGGTTTAAGTTGTTTGGTCATATTTCCTTCCACCTCTTCCGGACTTAATCCGGTATCCTCGTACTCCATCAGCTTCCATAGCGCCCCATACAGCTGCTCCCACAGTTCTTTTGTGATAACTTTCCCTTCACGCAGGCTTTCCCACGGCACAGCTTTCAGGATCCAGTTCCCCTGCTCATCTTTCTGTGTTAATCTTTCCATCTTTTTTCATCCCTCCTTCACCTGTTCCAACACAGCCAGAAATCCACACACCCTCTCCGCTCCTATTTCGACCTCCCGCCAGCTGCAGGTCCCGCAGTCTTTTATCTCATCGTGTTCTGACATCCGGTCACACTCTATCAAATCCGCAGCCATCTCATCCGTCACACTCACCCGGATTTCCATATGCGGAGCCGGGAAGAATTTAATCTTTTTCATTTCTTTCCTGCCCCCTTAAATTTATAAACATCATTTCGCTGCCGCTTAATCTGCGCCCGAAGGCGATTCCGTTTATTCGCTCTGCTCTTGCTCATCTCCAGACATCTCCTTATAAAATCGAATCACTCCCATCAGCCCCGCAAAATCCAGTTCCTTATCGCACTGGCAATGGAACACTCTCTTTCCGTCTTTGTAAATCGTCACATGTAGGTTTGTTGTCTGTACAATCTGTAATCCACCCAGACACATAGTCTGTGGCAATCTATCGCTCATCTTTCCCCTCCCACTCATTACATCCATGGTCATATTCAATCCAGTCCATAAAATATTCACTTTCTGCATTCACGCATACCGATCCATCTTTTCCATAACGGCTATGCTTGCAGGTTCCACATTGTTCTCTCATTTTCGCTCTCCCTTCTGAATCGACTTCAAAAATTCCACCAGCTCCGTCTCTGAATTCGGGAACCGGTTATATCTCTCATGCCTGCTCCATCTGCCATAGGCTCCAGACGGATGCTCATCCGGCTCCGGACCTCTAACCAGATGCAGATACGAGGATTCATATTCCATTTTTGCAAATGGGCTATAATTGTCATACACCTCCGCAATCAGCCGCGCCCCGTTGTCAAAATCGTATTTGTAATACCGGCAGCCGATGTGCTCATCTTCATACCACAGCCCCCAGGATTTATAATCCCTCAGCCATTCTTTCCGCTGGTCGTTGTTTCGCATCAACGGCAAGGGAGGCTGTTCCGGTTCCTCTGGTTCCGGCATATCCAGGTCACACAGCATTCCGGCCAGGGCTCCCACCAGAATTTTCTTTTTCCGGAGTAGCTTTTGCGGAAGAGGCTCCACCTCATTGACCTTTATCATTTCTTCCAGGTAGCCGTTCTCTTTTTCCAGCATTTCTCGAAGCAGCTCTATATCTGTGGGTTCTCTTTCTTCTTCCGGCTCATCCTGTTGCGACGTCGCAATTTCCTCCAATTCTTCCTCGCTGCTATTTTCGCAGCACTCAGAGAGAATTTGCTGCGTTTTCGCAGCGGCCTCCAAAGCAACCTCATTCCACATGCCCTGTATCGATGCGCACAGGTAAAACCATTCTGCATTTCCCAGGCATTTACCTGCGCCGTCCCATATCTGGATATATTCCGGAAACAGATTGATGTGCGCTACTCCCCCTTGAACCGGATCCCTAAAATACCATGTACCGTGAAACCGCTCTTTTAATTGCTTTTCGGATTCTGTCACCAAAAGGACGCGGTTTTCATAATCATTCTTAAACCAATTTTTAAAGCGCTCAATCAGAAATCTGGCAAATGCATTACAATATACCCCTCGCGTGTCATAATCCATTACAGGGACTTCCTGTGCCTCTTCCTCCGGTTCTTCCGGGGCAAGCTCAGAAACATCCATCTGGAAGCTTACAGGCGCTTCTGACGGCTCCTGAACCGGTCCTTCCTGAACCGGTTCTTCTGGCTCCAGGAACTCTGTGATTTCCATTTGTCCCTCCAAGGGATAATACGGCACTTCCTTCGGCTTTCGCATCTCTCGAATCTGCGCTACAGTCATGTCCGGAGTAACCTGCTCTAACTGCTCAGGGTTTAAGGACAGCATCTCCTGCAGCTGCGCTTTCCCGAAATCATGATAACGACTGTCCAATACCGGGCTATTCCCGCCTTTGGAGAATTTATCATTTCTGGATATGTAACGGGATGTGGTTGATTTTGAAAAACCGAACCGGTCCGAAGCATAATCCCAGATACTTTCATATCCTGCCTCCCGATATAGCTGCCTGTCTCTGATGTGTTTAAGATAATACCCAATCGCTATGACGTTCTGAGCTGCTGACACCAGATTGCTCTTGATAAAGGATTCCGTATCCTCCAGATTTAAGCTTTCATACCATGGTTCTTTTGCCGGCCCTGGAAGCCCTTCTCTCATCTCATCCATATTCTCCTCCTCTTGTGAATCGATATCCCGGAACCCGAATGGCTCGTGGTGTTCCGGTTTTCGCATCCGTCTCTAAAATCCCCTGCTCAAACATGGTGCAAAGATGATTATGCACTGCAGATGCTGACTTAAGATCTACGCCGTCTGCAATTTCGCGGATGCATGGCGGATAGCCATGCTCTTCCAGGTAATTCACGATGTAGTTGTATATTCTGATTCTGACGTTCTCTCCATGAATGTTACTTTTCATTTTCCCCTCCAATCCATCCCCGGACCTGCTCTGCCACTAGGGCATTGTAGTCTGTGTCTCTCTGTTCAAAATTATGGAACTGGTTCGGTTTCTTCTGCGATTCTTTACCGCTTTTTTTCAACGAAAAAATCCCCTTCCACCCATTTACAATAGACTGTCTTAAAATTTCAATCTGCTCATCCGGATCCGAAGAAAGCTTTTGAAGTTGCCCTATCAACAACTTTACAGCATGCTCTGTCATCGGAGCCTTTATCTCTTTCCGATACAGTATAAATTCCTGAACCACATCCCATACCTTCGGAGATAATTCCGTATTGCCTATTATATATATTTCTTTTCTTTTTCTTTCTTTTTCTTTCTGTCGCGTTTCTTCCGAAGAATGGTTATTTTCTTCGGAATTAATTTGCTTTTCTTCCGAAGAAATGGGCATTATGGGTGAATTTAATAAGGGCTCCCCATTTTCATCAAGCAGCCAATATTCTGCACTATAGAGTCGTCTTTTCATCAGCCTTACAGCTATCTTGTAATAGCGTTTTTGAATTCCAACAGAGGTGATAACATTCCGCAGCATGAGGTCTTTATGAAGAAGTCCTAAATCAGCACAGTAATCTATCACTTGCACGACGACCTTTTGATTTTTAATCCATTTATTTCCTATCTTCCGGATGACCATTCTCGATAGCTTGTCTTTTGATAGATTTGTGAAATAGCCATTTGAGTATACAATCGTCAAAATACAGTCGTATATAGTAACCCCCAGTGGGCCATATTCATCCAACAAATCAAATATCTTATCATCCTCATAGAAATTAACCATCTTCGGGAAGTAATCCAACGCTGCTTTATTCGGGGCTCCCTGAGAAGCCATAGCAGATACCTCCCCTTATTTTATTTGCCGCCGCCTATCATTTAAGTCAGCGGCGGCAGTACCAATGGCTTTTGTCGTGACACAATCACCACAGAGGTAACAATTATAAATATCTATCCACCATCTCTGTGACATCAAAAGCAGCTCCCTGCTTCCATGCATCCCAGAAATTAATAGTCCTTGAAACAGGTCTTTCCTTTGCAAGTTCCACTTTTATTTTCAGAGGAATCGGAACTGCATCTCCAATCATCAGTACTTCTCCTGGATGAAACATCGTCACTGCCTCAATCAGTTCGCTGTCCCCATCCGGAAGCATCCCTTTAATCAGAGACTTGTCATTTTCGTTATTGAGCTTCCCCACAATCAAATTTGCACACTGAGCAACGATTGTTTTGTTAAGCTCTGACGGTCTCTGTGTGGCCGGGAAAAGCGTGATTCCAAACTTGCGGCCCTCTTTTGCAATATCCTCAAATACCTCTACCATGCGGCGCTGACTGGCCGTAAGCTGGAAATTGTCCGGAATATAGACATGGGCCTCATCACAGATAATAGTCACCGGGCGGATATTATCCATATCCTGCTCTCTCTGAATGTCAAATATCAGGCGCGATATAACGCCGATAATCGGAAGTGCAACATCATGCGGAACTCCAGAAAGGTCAATATTCTTGACTGGCTTATCTGTCCCCAGAATGGCTTCCATCACCTCATACAGATAGCTCTGTGATTCATCGTGGAAAAGAAATCCGTACCGGCTGTCCATCATGCGATCCTTTAAAAGATTTACTGTGCTGGTAAGCTTCCCATTGTATTCTCCTTTTGTGGTTTTTGGCATCCCCGCCTTATCTCCAGTTTTATAATACTCGCCGGTATGTATCATCTGGTTATCCATTTCTTCCATTTCCTGAATCAGGCGCTTATAATTAAAATACATAGGACGATTTTCTTTGCCACCCGCGCACACCCGGTAATAGGCTTTACGCAGCGCTGTCATCACGGTTGTGGCACTTTCTTCCCGGATTTTTAAAATGTTGGCCACAATGTCCTGGAAGCCAAACATCCAGATGGGAAAATGAAATTCCTCCCCAATACGAATATTGGACGCATAAGAAAGATTGCTGTACTCGCCGTGGATATCAAACACGACCAGATTTGCACCCGGAAGACGCGCAGTCTCTTCCATGATTTTTGCAACCGTCTCCGACTTTCCGGATCCGGTGTTTCCTACGATGCAGGCGTGACGTTGGAAAAACTTATTTCCATCCACCCACGCATCGCAGCCATAGGCAGCGTATTTCCCGATGCAGAACCCATCTCCGGTTTTGCTCATTAACATCCGGGAAAAATCATCTTCGTCAATCTTCTCGATACACACATTTGTTGTCGGATATGCATCCAGCGCCTTTTCAAATTGACCATCTCTCAAACTTCCGATAATGGAGCACTCTATTGTTTTAATTCCTGTAATTTCTGCCAGAAAGTCATCATCACTGATATGTTCTTCCGCGTCTGTATCGGTAAGACCGCTGACCATGGCCACCAGGCTCACACTTCCATCTGATACTGTGAGCAGGTCATTGATGCGGACATCCCGAAACTCTGCCAGGTTTGTCCGGATCTGAATACTGTCACTTAATATTTTTACAAGCTTCATATTAATCCCCCAAAAGTTCGTTATAATTTCGGATACGTGCCGCTTTCACGGATTTGCAATAATCACATTTTCCGCAGTATTTCGGCGGCACCAGTCCTTTTTTTACTTCTACCAAATGCTCCAAATTGCACTGAATTTCAGCCAAGGCACGTTCAAGCGTTGACTGCGGAATCTGAAAGATATCCAAATCCACAACCCGTTCCTTGGTGGCTGCTGCCAAATAAAAGGGAAGGGTTTCTCCTGTCACCGCCTTTACTCCTGCCTGATACACAGCCCCCTGCAGGTCATATCGCCACAGTGGGAGTGTTTTAAAATTGGCTACTACCTTCAAGTCTGTAATGCAGATTCCAGGAAGATAGCTGTCCATTTTCATTTTCCAATCTGTTCCAAACAGGGAAAAGGTCATGATTCTCTGTTTTTCACCGCTCATAAATCGCATAAACAGTGGATCTGCCTGGAGCCTTCCGATAATTTCATTTGCTTTCCGGAAATCACTTTTTAACTCTTTTGTCCGAGTAAATATTTCTGGGTTTCTGTCCATAAACTCCGGAAGCGTTCCCTCGAAATAAGAATCCACAAAAGAACCAACTAAAAGAGCGCGGGTCAGGGGACGCTTATAGCCCCCTTGTATTTCCGCCATGGCAGCTGCTTCGCATTTCATAAAGGACTTATATTGCGATACCGAAAAGTAAGCCATTCCCGCTTCCGGACCGTAGTAATTCCCCTCATTTAATAACATTTCACATCACCGCCTTATCGGAAAACTGTCTGCTGCTCTCCTGGGACAAAGGATGGATCCAGTTCCGGTTCTTTCTTTTTGGAGCTGCTTCTTTCCTTCTTTTTCTCGTTCTTATCAGCTTCCGCTTTCTGGAACGGGTCAGAAACCTCTTCATCCTTTGATTCCAGTCCCAAGTCAAAATAATCCTCCCGTTTTGCCATTCCATCCTTTAGGGACCGAAACACCTTTTTCAGCCGTATCAGGTCATTCATACTGAATGCTTCGTGCTTACATCCAATGTACTTTTCAATCGCTTCCAGGGGAATTCCGTACTCTTCTTGAAAGGTTTTTGCTGCATCGCGAACCAGGTCAATTAATGGGGCGCCGCCTCCATCCATGAGAGTTTTGTTGCACTGAGCGACTGCTGATTCAACAACATCTCCCGGAATTACTCTGAGGATGCAGGAACGCATTCTGCGTGCTCCCTGGTTTGCCATCATCTCATAGATATCGCGTGGATCGGTAAGCGGAACATTCCCCTTTTTTGTAGCCCGGATGTGAGGGACTGAGAAAACGATAGTCTGTCTGGTGTTTGTTTCCAAGTCCCAAGCGTAAGCCATCACCTGGCTCTCTCCGGCCTTCTGATCCAGCTCAATTAATCCGTAATCCAGGTTTCCCCAGTTCTGTGCCATGGCCTCTGCCAGACGGATGGACGGGCCTGTTACTTTTGTTCCTCCGCGCGGGTACTCATACATGGCCTGCTCTGCCAAACTCTTTCTCTGGCATGCCCGTATAATTCGATTGTAGCTTTCCACCTCATTACGCGGAAACTTTTTTGCCACGACCATAGCCGCCTGAACCTCCTGCGCCTGACGACTTACCATCATTTCTGTAGTCGTACTCCGTCCTGCTGCCGGAACCGATGCTCCATAAATGTTTTCAACTTCCTGCATATCTAGTCCTCCTCTACCTTTATCCAGTTCCTGGAATAATACCACTCCACCAGCATTTCCCGAAACTCTTTTACTTCTTCCTCTGTGCCAGAAAGGCATCGTTCCAATGCGTAGGCAAATGCCTCTGACTGCTCCACAAAAGTCCCTTCTTCCGGTCCGATACCGCAAAACCCTACCGCCATCACGTTTCCTCCATTGACACCAGTTCCACATAATCATCAGTCCCGAAAGCCACTCCGTTCATCCCGTCACCGTCAACAATGATCATGTTCTGGAAATTATGTACCCGGCGAATAGTAGAAACCACCGTTTCCCGATGAAACCGGATAGTCTGGCCGGGAACCAGTTTATTTACTGGATATTTGCCATGGCTGATGATATTTCCTTTTACCATTGATTTCTCCTCCTTTTCGCCCTATAATAAGGGTGTATTGTTTTTTATTTCATCGCCCTGGGAGTTGCCGCTCCTGGGGTTTCTTTTTGCCACTTCCCAATCATTGCATCCACTCTATCTGCTTCCCGGAACGCATAAGCATGTCCGGTTCTGCCGCCAACGGCAGAAATCGTGACAGAATTCATGTTATTCTTCTTCCGATAATCCTCCGCCATATCCAGCAGCACCTGGAGCCCTTCCTGTGCCTGTGTCATCGTCCTCACCTCCTCGATTCCATGATTTTAGTTACATCAATGCCCAAAGCTGCAGCAATCTTATATCCTGTTTTGTCAGCGCAACGTTTTCCACCCATTATGCTATTAATGGTAGTTGCTGAAACTCCAGAAGCTTTTGACAGTTCCCTCTGGTTCATGTCTTTCTTTGCCATTGCCACAAGCAATTTTATTCTGTCAATTCTCATCGTCCTCCCCTCCTCTCAAAACACCACCGGAACCCACGTAGTCAGTGAAAACACAAAAATCACTGTCCCCAACAGGCTCCAGAGGAACTTATTCTCTGCCCGCAGGCTGCTATTAATCCGCTCCAGTTTCTCCAACTCCAGCACCAGCGCCGGATCCACCAACGGGCCAGGGCCGACGGTAACAGCTGCATAGCTCAGTGCCGGATGGGGCGCTTCTTTAAATCTCACCATGTCAACTTCCTCCCTATAAATTTCTCAAGCTTGTGTCGGTGGATATTGTACTCACTCTTCTCCACTCGCCCCAGCTTGTCCTTTTCAATGACCTCTCCCAAATCCCACAAACCGCGCTTCATGCGTTCCCGGACTTTCTGGGACGTACATCCGATTTCCCGGGCTGCCTCAGCTGCAGTAAGGATTTCTTTCATGGGGCTCACCTCCTACTCATCTGGCAAATTTCCTTTTTCTGTGCTACAATCTCCTATATAAATTACAAAGGAGAATATATATGTTTCTAACCATTGCTACCGTTTCATCTATTGGTTCTCAATCCTCTTCGTTTTTTTCTTCATTAACACCATCTGACTGGATTCAGATATGTGGCATTATCGCTTCTACCATTACCAGTATCGTGGCTATCAAAATATCTATTGATACATTACGTCAAAATAATAAAATGATAGAAGAATCCACCCGCCCCAACATCCAAATATATCCAGTCTATCTGAATAGTTTACTTTACATCATCATTAAAAACTTCGGAGCCTCTGAAGCAATCATTGATGAAGTGAAGTGTAGTCATAAATTTACAGAAGCAGAATATTGCGGTGATATAAACGAAAACGGATTTGAAAAATTACATGGAGCTATTTTTTGTCCTGGTTACGCTTTAAGATGCCCTCTTGTCGCTCACTCGGTCACAAATGAGACATTTCAATTTGAGGTATCTTATCATTCCTCGGAAAAGAAATATCATGCTAATTTTGCATTCAATCCATATTCAAATGCGCCATTTGCAGACACCTATCCATCCGGAAATAGTACCGAAAATCACCTCAAACATATTGCAAACGAACTCCATGACATTGTAAAAATGAAACTATAATGCACCTGCAAGAATCGTTCCGATTTTTATCAAGGCAACGCCAGACCAAAGCCATGTTACTGCAGTCAAATCAGTACATTTACTTTTTACTGATTTGACTACACCTATGGCGAATACAGATAAGCCAACTAGCATTAAAGCGATGCAAACACCCAACTCTTCTTCACCTCCTACTCCTCAGTCTACTCTTCCAGCAACTCCTCAATGGAAACGTTCAGATATTCAGCTACTTTCTGAACCTTGCGAATTCCAGGCTCATTTTTATTCCATTTGCAGATGTAGCTTCTTGGAAATTGTAAATCGTCTTCTAATTTTGAAATTGGAATTCCATTCTCTTCACAAATGCTTTTTACATTATCGTACAGCACACTCTAACCTCCTTCTTTTTTAATATGAATTACGCAAAATTTTGATATTTATATTGACAATATGCGTAAAATATTCTAAAATCAGAAGTACCACCAACCAACAATAAAATATATATACTAATACGGCATTTCGCAAAATCTTGCGTAACTCATATTTTTATTATACACAATATTTTGCGTATGTCAAGGATTAATTGCGCAAAATTTTGAGGTATAATTTATGGGACTATATGAACAAATACGAGATATGGCTAAAAACAAAGGTTATTCAATCAATAAACTGGAACAAGAACTCGGCTTCGCGAGGAGTTCGATCAACAAATTTAATAAAAATAAACCCAGCATTGATAAACTCCAACAAATCGCTGATTTTCTCGGCGTAACTGTAGATTGCTTAACCACAGGAGAAGACGCAGCAAATCCTGCTCTGACTGCCAGAGATGAACGGGATATAGAAAAGATTTTAGAGAATACCAGAAACCAGTTACTGAATCAGGAAGGACTGATGTTTGACGGAAAGCCAGCCAGCCCGGAAGCTATCGATTCTATTCTGTCAGCAATGAGAGTAGGCATGGAAATGGCGAAAGAAAAGAATAAACAGCTTTACACACCTAAAAAGTATAAAAAGGACTGATGCCTAAATGGATATAAAACAAAAGGCGGACTCTCTGGCACGCAAATACAGAACCAGGAATCCGTTTGAAATATTACAAGGCTTGAATGCTATCCTTGTATTTGCTCCGTTAATCGACACCAGGGCTTTTTACCAGTATTTTCAGCGGAACAACATTATTTATATAGACGAGAACCTACCTCGTCACGAGCAGGCTTTTGAATGCGCCCACGAAATGGGACACATGTTTTTACATAAAAAAGCCAATACGATTTTTATGGACACCAGAACAGAACTCAACACTTGCCGCTATGAACGGGAAGCTGACCTGTTTGCTATGTCCTTGCTCGTCAGTGATGATATGATAGCAGAATATCAGCAATGCAGCATCGACCAGATTTCCCGGGCTTTGGGATACGAGAAAAGGTTGATTGAATTAAGGTTAAAACAGCCACAGGCGTTTTAATAAATAAAAACAAAAGAGGTAAGGAGTATGGAAAAAAGAAAATGGTATTTGCAAACGTGGTTTATTTGCGTAATGCTATCACTCTGGATATTTATCATCCCTGGAGTGATAGGGGTAATTCTTCTCGTAATGCATTGCTTGGATGAGAGAAAACGAACAATCTACATGAGAGAATTAGAAAGTTCTTTCCAATCGGCAAATGAGGAAAAGTCAGCCGCAATCAATCGTTCTGAACAGCTAGGGCAGAAATTAAAAGACTTAGACGCGGAAACCTATTTTGAGGTAAAAGAAAAAATAGATAACCTTTCCAAGCAGCATGAAAAAATGGAAGAGGATGTCAACAGTGAAATCCAAAAGAATAATGAAATTATAGACCGTCTCCGGACAGAAATTGCAACTCTGGAATCCAGAAACAACACTCTCGAAAAACAAGTGGGGACTAACGAGAGAAAATTGTCTCGCCTGAAGTCATTGTATGCGAGCGTTGATTACTGCGTTTCTTCCTTTCTCCAAGATGGCAGCATTGAGTTGCTTTCAGAATCCGACAGAGAAGTTTTTGAGGAATTTGCTCCAAGCGTACTCTTAAAGCTCCACTGCATGGATGTAAAAGAACTCAGAAAAGCCTACAAAGAAAATGATAAGGCAATTAACAAAGTACTGGATACCTATGCGGTGCGCTACACCACAAAATCCAATCAGGCTATTTATCAGCTGATGGTTATTGCTTTGCGGGCTGAGCTCCAAAATATTTTATACAATTTGAAATACGAAAAACTGGATCAGGCCATTGATGATGTCAAGCAAGTCACTGCAAAATATTTGAAAATTGCAGGTGCTGGAAATCAAAGCATTGCCGGAACTCTGACAAAATTCATTGGCGAAATTGAATACCTTTTTATTTCAGCTGTCAAGATTGAATATAACTACTATGTAAAGAAAGAACAGGCCAGACAGGAGCAGCTTGCTATTAAACAGCAGATGCGAGAAGAAGCCGAAGAGCGAAAGGCTCTGGAAGCTCAAAAGAAAAAAGTTGAACAAGAAGAAGCAAAATATCAGTCAGAGATTGACAAGGCGACAGAAGCCCTGTCCTCTACCACAGACGAAAATCAAATTGCGCTTCTTAAGGCAAAAATTTTAGAGCTACAAGGTCAGTTGTCTGATGTGTCTCTGAAAAAAGATGAAATTTCCAAGCTCCAAAATGGTAAAGCTGGAAATGTTTATATTATTAGTAACCTTGGTTCATTTGGAGAAAACGTCTTTAAAATTGGCATGACCAGACGAATCAATCCGCAGGAACGTGTAGATGAGCTGGGAAGTGCCAGCGTTCCATTCAGATTTGACGTTCACAGTTTCATTTTCTCAGATGATGCAGTGGGCCTGGAAAGTAAAATGCACGAAATTTTAAACAATAAGCGCGTTAATAAAGTAAATACACGAAAAGAATTTTTCTATTCCAGCATAGACGAGCTGGAAGAACTGGTTAATCAGTTAGATCCTACAGCGGAATTTAATCGAACAATGATAGCAGAAGAATTTAGGCAGTCCCAATCCATAGACACCCCGTACACTACAGATTATGTGTCGGATGATGATGACGATGATTTAGAGGAATAATTTAGAAAGCAAAAACCGCCCCTGCTCTGCAGGGGCCTACCTTGACAACATAATATACTTACCCGGGGAACCGTTGGGGTGTTATGTCAGCCGCCGGACAATTTACGAAAGGAGGCTGGTGCTATGGTTACATATGACGAATTATTCGACTTTGTAAACATGCTTTGCGCAGTCATAACTCTTGTTATACTTTTTACACGCAAAAAATAGCGCCCCTGCTCTGGTAAAGTAAGGCGCTATTTTTTAACCCTTTATTTGCCGGCGGTCAGGTGTACACTGACCAACGGTTCTCTTGTTAAGTATATTATATGTCAAATCAACAAATTTGTCAAATCGCAAAAACCGCCCGGTATTGGCGTACCGAACGGCTTTCACATAGATTTCTCTTGCCGGATGTAATCCAGAAGATATTATATATCAGGTTTTCATTATATCATTTCTGGAACGTCCTGGCAAGGGGCGTATTTTTTATACCCAAAAGGAGGAAATGATATGCCAAAACGCAAAAAATATCCGAAACTACCCAATGGTTTCGGCAGCATTAAAAAATTGTCTGGGAAAAACCGTGTAAACCCTTACGGTGTCTATCCACCCACTACGGAATTTGACCTGGAGGGCCGTCCTGTTCCAGTTAAGGCCATTGCCTATGTGGATGACTGGCTGTATGGTGTCTCTATTTTGACCGCCTATCATGCTGGCAGTTTTGTACCAGGTGTTTATCCCCCCAGACCAGAACCACAAACCAGCATCGCCGCAGCGGGTCTGGAGGCAGTCACAAGGGCTATTCTGGCCGATTATAGCCGCATCCGGTCTGTAATCACAGGTGAAGAGGAGAAACCGCCGGAATTGACATTTGCTGAGGTCTACGAGCGGTTTTATCAGGATAAGTACGAGCTATCCAAAAAGCAGTACTCAGAAAGCTCTAAGGCGCTTACCAGGGCTGGTTTTAAAAACTGTGCTTCGCTGCACAATAAACCTTTTGTCTCTCTGCGTCACAGTGACCTACAGCAGGTTATTGATTCCTGCCCGCTCAAACATGCCAGCCTGGAAACCATTGTCTCGCTGTTCCACCAGATGTATGCGTTTGCTGACCGGGAAGGTATATGTGACAAGGATTACTCTGCAAATGTTAAAATCAACATTGCTGATGATGATGAACACGGCGTTCCATTTTCAGAGGATGAGCTACAAGTGCTATGGCAGCATCAGGAAGATCCGGTTGTGGAGTTTTTACTGATTATGTGTTACTCTGGATACCGAATAGCAGCCTATAAAACGATGGAGGTTAATCTTGCGGAGAGGTACTTCCAAGGCGGGGTTAAAACAAAAGCTGGGAAAAACAGAATTGTGCCCATCCACTCTGCCATCCTCCCGCTGGTTAAACGCAGATTAGAAAAGGACAGCGGATTATTAACAGTGTCGTCATTTACGTTCCGGCGGTATATGTCCGACAAATTAGATGCCCTTAATCTGCCCCGCCACACTCCGCACGATTGCAGACATACCTTTGCCTGGCTGTGTGAAAAATATGGAGTTTCTGAAAATGACCGGAAAAGGATGTTGGGTCACAGTTTCAAAAGTGATATTACAAACGCCGTATACGGTCATCGAACCGTGGAAGAGCTACGCGCAGAAATTGAGAAAATAAAAGCGTGTCGCTAATTTGTCGCTAACCGTCTCAATTTATCGCTTTTTTTAAGGCGCTAAAAACACTCTTCTAAAACATCGATTTTCCCTTATTTTACAAGGTTTTTAGGCGTTTTTCTTATAAATAAAACGTCACGAAAAAAACCGAAATTTTTAAAGAAATATTAAAGCATTCCCTCTGTTTCATTGATATAATACTTCAAAATGGAGGAATATT